CTCCCCCCCCTCTCCACACCGACTTGCATGTTGCAGCTCAGCCTCTTTGAGAGAGGAGAGACCACTGTTACGTGCAAGTATGATGGTGAGAGGGAGGAAAGAAGGATCATAGGACTGCCTTCCAAGGCAGAACTAACTACAAGGAGGTGCTATTTGCAACACTTCAACCGATCGCGAAACGATTTTCTGTGGTCGCCGACTGAAAAGGTGGGTTATACCCACACTTCAGATCCAAGCGGTCAATCAGCAAATCGCTATGTTTACGGGGGCCAGGATGGCATCTGTAAACAAGGGTCAGAACGGAGTATCAGTGACACCATGCATCCGGGCTATAAGCGCCTTAGGGCGCGTGGCAATGTGGTGCTTGGTGATCTACTGATTTCCAAGTATGAGCGGTCAAATGTACGCGAAGGTGACCTGACATTCGGTCAAGGGTGGGGTAACCCACAGTCCTTTTGGGGACATGAACGAGTGACAGGTGACATGGCTGCGTGGGTTGAAGGGAGACTGGTGAATCCGCTTACAGTGCAAAACGACTGTATCATGGCGGCAGATCGGGCTTTAATTGAAGCCTATGCCAAGATGAAGGAGACACCCTTGATGGCCGGTGAGTTTTTGTCTGATTTAGACAAGACCGTGTCCATGCTCCGGCACCCCGTCTTGGGAGCGAGAAACGTTGCAGCGAAAATGCTACTGCAACGAAACAAGCTCCTGAAGCGGAAAGTAGAAACAGCTAAGGAAGTCCAAAAAGCCAATGCGCAAGCATGGCTCGAGGGCAGATATGGCTGGACGCCGTTGATTCTTGACATGCGTGAAGCAGTCAAGCAAGTCCACAAATTACTAAAAATTGTGGAGGGACGGCGTCGTCTTGTAGCCCGAGGTGGTCAAAAGTTTACGGGAGAAATCTTGAAGACTCAGACCATCGCAGGAGGAATGCCTCGATTCAACGAGGCATTATGCAGTACTCTGTTCTCAATGGAGGGCAGAGTTGATGCTGGAGTGATCTACGAAGTGTTTAATCGCACGACGGTAGATCGTTTAATGGCAATTCTTGGGCTTCGGCTCTGGGATGTACCGGCTACGATCTATGAGATCATTCCCTTCTCTTTTGTTTGGGATTGGTTCACCAACACAGGGAAGTGGATACAGGCGGTAACGCCGAATCCCGGGATTGATATCCGGGGAAACTGGGTAACCACCGTTGTTAAGACCGACATCGAGTTCTCGATGAAGGCTCGAGCAATGCTTGGCCCCAGTGGTCCATATCCTGCAACTTGGTGGGAAGGTGACGGAGGCGGGTCTCATCAAAGATGGGAAACCGTATCTCGCGAAATCAACCGAGTCCTGACAAGCACACCTGAGTTTACGATGAATTTGTCGTTGCTCAAAGCCGTTGATGGAATAGCACTCGGGTTGGGTCAAGTTATGACTCTTCTCGGGAGGCTACGACATTAACAAAAGGAGTATATTCACATGGGACTGAAAACAATTTCCCTCCTCGCCGGTGCCACCGTAGGTGCGTCTGGCGGAACTGCCCAGGTATTTGCCACAGACGGCATTACCATCCAGAATGGTCTCCACCTGATAGTCCCTGCAGATACGGACTACCAGACTCGTCGTACGGCTACCGTTAAGTATCGGCCGCCGGTTCTCGACCCGAAGACCAGCACGTTTAGCAAGGATAAGAAAACGATCTCTTATTCCAAGCCTTGTGTCCAGACAGACGGCAGTATTCAGTTTGCCGTCGTACGACTTGAACGTGAAGTCCCTGTAACGATGTCAGCAGCCGATGCCCTCGAAATGAATCTTATCGGGGCGCAATTACTGACTGACTCTGAAGCAGCGGGTTTCTGGGCAACTGGCGATATGACTTAGTCGTCAGTATCGTCCTCTCTACAACCATTGGAGGATCGAATGAAGAAAGGCAAACCCGCAAAAACGACCGGAGAATATTCGGTCGACCAGATGATGACGAACGTGGCATCATCCCTAGTCAGGGACTTCCAAGCTAACCTTAACGACCCCTGCTTTTGCAGTGGATTCCTGGAGAAGTTACGCCAAGGATCCATCGCAGGGATACGTGAGGCTGCTCCTGCGCCGAATGAAGAAATGGACGTAGCCGAATTCAAAGCTACGTACCAGCTCGAATCGGTACTGAAGAGGTTTAGATATCAGAGTGATATCTACAGCGATGATGAGTTAACTAAAAAGGCAATTCAGTCTTTTAAGGACACTCAGATTCGACTTGCGTGTCAGGACTTGGATAGCCTGTGTGAAACTTCACAGGCTATCCTTGATTATGCCGCAGGTTATGTTGCCCGCGTTTTAGGCACATACGACGATGAAGAACATCGATCCCTCTGCAGATTTGGAAGTAAGGCGTCGGTCGGTATACCTGCGAGAGCGGCGAGTGAAGCTGCCAGATGGGAAATACCGATTTCCGGCTCCCGCGAGCAGATTTCCTGGTTTGATTCAGAAATGAGTCAAGATCAAGCCGTCCAGAACTATTGGGCGGCCCAAAAGGCAGTGCCTGGCCGTGAAGGTCAAGCCACCTACCAAGAAGTCAGCTCCCTGACACTGACGCTAGTCCCGAAGACGTTTAAGTCGTTACGCGCAATCATGCCGAATACCACTATTGGCTCTTACCAGAGCTATGGTCTAGGCGAGATGATGCGGACACGACTGCGACGGGAAGGGTTTGACATTCGGCGCCTACAACAACGGCACCGTCGTCTTGCTCGGACAGCTAGTGTGTATAACATGCACACGACAGCTGACCTTTCGAGCGCTTCCGATTCAATTTCGGTGCGACTCGTTGAGCGATTACTCCCTCATGATTGGTTCGAAATTTTGAATGCCAATCGTATCGGAATGACTGCTTTACCCGATGGTACTGTAGTACAGAGTTTAACTTTCTGTACTATGGGAATTGGGTATACATTCCCGCTGCAAACGTTGATCTTCCTAGCCCTTTTAAAAGCGATTGAAGCGATCTTGTATCACCGCTCCGATCGTCGACTCATCAGTGTGTACGGGGATGACATGATTTATGCTTCCCGTATGCATCCAGATGTAGTCAAGTTTTTTGAAAGGTTTGGCTTCGTGATTAATCTTGATAAGACCTTTCACGAGGGCCATTTTAGGGAGTCCTGTGGTGGTGATTACTACCACGGGGTGGACGTCCGCCCGTTCCAACCAAAGAACGGGTCGGCAATGGTACGCAAACAAGCGTACGAGGCCATACTTTACAAGTTCGTCAACGGTCTGTTGGCGCGCTGGTCTGAGTATGAGATCGGACGGACACTGCAATTCTTAGTCACCGAAATAGAGTCAGTTACAGGCAAGAGTAAGCTTGTGCCTGGTGACTATCCGGATGATTCGGGAATTAAGTGTCCTACGCTTACGCACTGGAATTTTCTAGTGCGGACGAAGTGTGCGCAGCTTAAGAGTTTGGGTCATGGAGTTTATCGATTCTCATATCTCAGGTTTGATGTTGACTTGAGAAAGGAGGATCGCCATGGACCTTATCTTAGAGCCGTACTTCGTGGACTTGCTCCACCAACTATTGATCATGTTGGTGGACTTGCTCTGGAGCGTCTTCATACACCTCTAGGCCTGAAGTTGCTTTGGCCTGAATTGTACGAAGAGAAAACGTCTACTCTGATAACTCAGGTAGACAAACCGATCAAAATGTTCCGAGGAAATTCGGGACATCGCTTCCGCCGAACATCGACCTATGTGACGATCAGCCACACGGGAAGATACACGCGTCAGTCCGGAACCGCATGTTTTGCGGACCGCAGATAGAGCGGGCTTCGGCCCCTTTATAAAACCTAGCGATAGCTAGTGCCAAT